TGAGCATTATGTAATTGGCAGTCTTATGTATTACTAACTGTGACACACAGTTGTTATCAATTAAGGACAGTGTTTTTGTTCTTATGTGTTATCGTGGTGTGTTGCGATGCGTGTTTTAATAGGGTTCCTACTTCATAAGCTATAAACGACCCAATTCGACCTTTCGATATCTGTTTAGAAAAAAAATTTCTGATATATAAAATCATAGGTCAGTCCACGCATATTGTGAAAAAATCAGATAAATTCCAAGCAGTCATAAGGGTCGATAATGTAACCAATGAATACATTATAGCAGTTCCTGAGTCATATGTCAATGAACTCGAATGGTACGAAGACACAGAGGTAAATATATCACTTACAGATGACGGACTTTACATTGAAGAAGAATGAACACTACTTTCCATGTTTACGATGATCATAACACTCCAGTGGGGGATTTAATTAACCTGGATGAGGATCAGTTGTTTAAAAAGATTAAAGAGAGAGTTAATAAGCACCAAGAATTACGCATAGTTAAAGTGGAGCAAGAGGATATGGGAGATGCCAGTTACTGAATATAGGTTTGGACCTAGGTTGTGGAAAACTACATTACCTGATAATATAATAGGTAAACTGTATAAGAAAGCAAACGCCCTTAGAGATGCAGGGGGACTTACTAAAGAGGAACTTTCTAAAGGTAATAAAGAATGGGTTGAAAATCCTACTTTAAGATTTGATGCATTTGAGTTTACTTGGATGGAAGGATTGCTCAAACCTTTTATAGATGATGAGTTTGTTATAGATCAAGCTTGGGTTAATTATTTCTCAAGGGGGATGTTATGTCCTTTACATAATCATGAAAGAACTACACATGGACTTCAGATGGAGAATCCACATCATTTAAGTTTTGGGATATACTTAGATGTACCTGAAGAGTTAGTTACAGAGCAGATACAATTTCATACACAACATCCTGGTGCTCCTCCAGGATCTATAGAGTTTGTTTATATGAATGAGAGAAAGCATATATGTCCTAAGACAGGTGATGTAATATTATTTGATTCTAATTTATTACATACAGTAATACCTTTTAGAACACCTAATATAGAAAGAGTGATGATTGCTGGTAACATCTACTTGACCTAGCATATATACTCTGTTATAATAATGATGTCTTATTAAACATTATGGCTAAAGGATTTACTGTTAAGGCGAAGAACCCGCCTAAAAGAAATGCTGAAGAGGAATGGGACTACGATAAAGCATGGGAGATAATCAAGGGCAAGTCCGTTGTTTTCTGTATGCCTGGTCGTGGTTGTTCATATGTCTTCCTTAAAAACTTCGTGCAACTTGCATTTGATTTAGTTCAACATGGAGTAAGTATACAAATATCACAAGATTACTCATCAATGGTAAACTTTGCTAGATGCAAGTGCCTTGGTGCTAATGTCTTAAGAGGACCAGATCAGATACCTTGGGATGGTAAACTTAAGTATGACTATCAGTTATGGATTGATTCTGATATTGTATTCAATACCCAGAAGTTCTTACAACTTGTTCTTATGGAGAAGAACATTGCTGCTGGTTGGTATATGACAGAAGATGGTAGTACCACTTCTGTTGCTCACTGGTTAGATGAAGATAACTTCCGTAATAACGGAGGAGTCATGAATCATGAGACTGGTGAAACTATGACTAAGCGTAAGAAACCATTTACTGTCGATTACACAGGATTCGGTTGGGTTCTTATTAAGCATGGTGTATGGGAACATGATAAGATGAAGTATCCTTGGTTTGCACCTAAGATGCAAGTCTTTGAAAGTGGAGAGGTACAAGATATGTGTGGAGAGGATGTCTCCTTCTGTCTAGATGCTCTCGATGCTGGATTTGATATCTGGTGTGACCCTCGTATCCGTGTAGGGCATGAAAAACAACGAGTTATATAATATAACCATAGAAGGAGGAGAGATCTACACAGGTCTCTCTGAGGAGGATTTCCTCGATAAAATGGTGGAGCTATCTCAGTGTTATTATGAGACTGGGTATCCATCACCTGATCTTATTACTCATCAAACTTACAATGGCAAAACTGTACACGAGTCCGACAGGAACAACAATCCAGACGACTCCAAAGAAAACTAGACAAGGCAATGGTAATAATACCAAATATTCTGCCACATCCCGTAACTCGGCTCGTAAACCTTATAGAGGACAAGGAAAATGATTAATCTTCTAGCGGCGGCGAGTCTCGATCTTAATGAAGCATGGAACCTATCATGGTCTGAAGGTATTCAGTTTATACTGGTACTTGCGTTTGTATACTGGTTAAAGGTAAAGATCGATACAAGGGCAGGACTTGGGAAGAAAAAGTTAAGACAGTTGAAAACTGTTATAAAAGAGGCTATAATAGAAGCACAAGTAAATGATTGATGATATCATTGTATTCATCCTTATATTACTTGTAATGTGCCTTCAAATTTATCATAGGAGAAAATCCCACCATGAGTGAAGAATTTAACCGTATTGCTAATGCTCTTGAAAGAATAGCTAATTCTCTAGAGCATTTACATATAGAAAAGATTGATCATGCACATATAGATGATATAGGTGAAATACATGGTGATGTAGTTACACATCCTAAACAGTTCTAAATAACACACACTCGCTTTTTTAGTTATGTCAAAACAGGAAACGGTTAAGTACACCATTAAACAAGATGGTAATGTAACTGCAGAGATATCAGGTGTAACTGGTAATCAATGTTTAGAGATAACTAAAGGTGTAGAAGAACAATTGGGAACAGTATTAACTAGAGAGTTCAGTCCTGCTTTTTATGAGTCGGAACCAGTTGAAGAATATGTACACGATTCGGAAGGATGTTAATGTCACACTTCAGTACGATAAAGACCAAGATAACAAAAAAACCTGCTTTACTCGAAGCATTACAGATCCTTCAGTACGATGTACAGGAGGATCATTTATTAGTTAATCCTATTGATCATAACCATGAAAAAGTAAAAGTTGATGTTGCTATAGGGAATGATATAGGATTCCGTTGGAACGGAACAGAGTATGAATTAGTAGCTGATTTACAAACTTGGAAAGACCCAATTCCTCCAAGAAGGTTTATTGAGAAGGTTACACAACAATATGCAAGAATGACTATTCATAATCAAATAAAAAATGATGGATTTGAGGTGTTAGAGGAGTGGGAAATGGACGATAATAGCATCGAATTAGTAGTCACTCGTTGGAATTGAGAAAATAGGGTATAAATAACCCTGACATCTATTGTTAATTCGCCAATGGCGACTAAATCTAGAGCATATAAAGACATTACCCTTGATTTTACACCAAATCCTGTTACAGGAGATCTTAATGTGTTAAAAAATGAGAGGGCAATTATGCGTTCTATTAGAAATTTAGTCCAGACTGGAACTCAGGAAAGGTTTTATAGTGAAATAGGGTCAGATGTAGGTGATTTATTATTTGATTTTTGTGATGAAGTCACAGGTGGAGTGCTTGCAAGGAAGGTTAAGAGTATTATAGAGATGTATGAACCTAGGGTTACTGAAACTGAAATTATAGCAGACCCTAGACCAGACTTAAATAACTCTTTTCAGATGACAATTTCTTATAAAATTGTAGGTGAAGACCTCCCAATACAAAATTTTGCATTTCTTTTAGAAGGAACTAGGTAAAAACATGCCAGTAACCAAGTTTACAAACTTAGATTTCGACCAAATCAAGGCTCAAATCAAGTCTTATCTTAGAGCAAACAGTAATTTTACTGATTTTGACTTTGAAGGGTCAAATATGTCGATTTTAATTGACATATTAGCGTATAATACCTATATTTCAGCGTTTAATAGTAACATGGTTGTTAATGAATCCTTCTTGGATTCGGCAACTTTAAGGGAAAATGTGGTTTCTTTAGCTAGAAACATCGGATATGTGCCTAGATCTCGTAAATCTTCTGAAGCAATTGTAAATTTAGACTATAAATTCAATGGAAACAGTAATAGTGTTACATTAAAGAAAGGATTAGTCGCAGTTGGAGTTCAAAATAACACTTCTTTTACATTTTCTATTCCAGAAGACATAACTGTTCCCAGTCCAGTAGATGCTTCAAGCAATATTACGGTAAATCCACCAAGAACTGCTCAATTTAGGAACATTACAATATATCAGGGTACACTTTTAAAGAAAAATTTCACTGTAAATGGTAGTTTAGATCAAAGATTTATATTAGATAACTCATTTATTGATACTGCGTCAATTAGAGTATTTGTTAGGAAGTCTGGAGCATCTTCTGGACTTGAATATTCAGCAGTTGATAATATTACAGGTATTAATGAGAAGTCAAACATCTATCTTATTCAAGAAATTAAGGATGAGAAGTATGAATTGCTATTTGGAGATGGATTATTTGGTAAAAAGTTAGATAATGGAGATATTGTTGAAGTTAGTTATATTATTACTGATGGAAAGGACGGAAATGATGGTCAAAAGTTCTCATTTAGTGCAGATGCAGTAGATGATGCTGGAAATCCTCTTTCTGCATCTACAACTCCTGTTCTAGCAACCATTCAAACCGCTAAAGGAGGCGGTGATATTGAAGATATAGAGTCGATTAAGTATATTGCACCTAGAGTCTATTCATCGCAGTACAGGGCGGTTACAGCAAAGGATTACGAAGGAATTATACAGAGTGTATTTCCAGATGCAGAGTCAGTTTCTGTTATTGGTGGTGAAGAATTGGATCCACCTGAGTTTGGTACTGTTGTATTAAGTGTAAAACCTCGAAATTCCACCTATTTGTCTGACTTTACTAAAGTACAGATCTTAGATAGGTTAAAAAGCTATTCTATAGCTGGAATTAATCAAAGAATAGTCGATCTGAAGATACTTTACATCGAACTTGACACTAATGTCTATTTTAACTCAAATGTTTATAGTGATATTGATGGATTAAAGACACAAGTTACTAATTCACTAACAAATTATGGAAAATCTACTAATTTGAACGCATTTGGTGGTAGATTTAAGTATTCTGATGCTTTAAGAGTTATAGATGAGACAAATAATGCTATTACATCCAATATTACCAAATTAATTATAAGAAGAGACTTAAAACCTGTTTTTAATGCCTCTACTCAGTATGAATTGTGCTTTGGAAATGCATTTCATGTTAATCCAGGTGGTAAAAACATTAAAAGTACTGGATTTACTATTGCTGGCAATTTAAATACATTATATTTCACTGATCTTCCTCATTCTGATGGAAAAACAGGTGATATTGCTGTAGTTCAGCTAACTGAATTGTCTGATGAAGCACCAGCTGTTGTTTTGCCTTCTGCAGGAACTGTTGATTATACAAAAGGTGAAGTTATGATTAATACTATCAATATAACGGGAACTTCTCGTGCATCTGGTA